GTATAATCCTCTTCGTTAAGAGTCACTTTATACTCAGGTTCATTACGAAGATTTACCCCGATATCACTGAGTTCATCCATAGTAGGGTTAATAGCTACTACAGATACAGGAGCTATACCAGTATAGAGGGTTATCCCACCACCTGATACAACTTCTTCTGAATTATTAGATTGAATTGCCATCTTACTTTAATTTTAATTAGTTAATTAGAAATAATAATATTTATACATATATTCAGCTGTCCTTCAAACCTCATCAAGATGATTTAGTCTTTCAATCTCTTCTATGCTGTCTAAAAGAGATATTTGATTAGAGTTATTAACAGGCTCAGTGTCATCGATAATGTTAATCTTAACAGTTTTACGACGAGCACGAAGACCTTTAAGTTTAGGGTGCTTGAATACCTCTGCAACTTCTGCAGCTGAAAGGTTGTATTTCTTTGCAATAGCCTGTCTGTCCAGACCATTGTTCAAATCACCTAGTATACCTGATACAGTGATTGTAGTTGATGGTTTAGTCTCCTCAACTGTAGGAGGGAGTGTTGCTTCTATAGCCATTTAATTAAGTTTTTGAATTAATCTATATAAATTTTAGTCCAGTCAAGCTCCATAACCTGACCTTTAAGATGCTCACAACGAGAGCCTGCATTGATATCCTCTGAGGAATCAAAAGAAATCATAGTCTTGTTTCCATCTCTATAAACGTAGCCTATGGCATCCGAGTTAGAGCAAGCAATGTTTCTAATTTTACCAGTCAGATCGAGATCTTTAGCAGACACCTCTTTACCTTTCTTCTCAAGCATCTTATCTTTTAGATGGCCTATGTAAATGATATGCTCAGATAAAGTCTCTAACTTATCCATCCATTTCTTTACAGCCATTCTAAGATACAGATAGCCTGCACCTTGAGGAAGAGATAGTACTGACAAACCTTTGTTATCTGGGTCAAAGTTTTTCCCCATTGGGGTTTGTCTGTATAACTCTTTAGCCTCTTGTTCACACCACACTTCAAGTTGAGTTAAAGTGTCAATAGCAATATACTTGTAAGGTTTCCCAGCTTTTACAATGGCTTTCCCTACATCAGCAAGTTCCTTAAGGTTATTAGCCTTAATCTTGAGTGCCTCAACCATGTCAGATCCTTGTTCTAGGTCTATGATTAAGCACCCATCTAGTTTAGCAATTGCAGTAGTTTTCCCAATCTTTGGGGGACCATAAATGATCATGTGTCTTGGGGACTTTCTGGCAATAGCTACTTTTTCAGTTGGCAGTACTAATTCCATAGTTATTTAATTCTTTCTTGTTCGTAAAAGAATTTCTCCCAACTTTCTTGAGAATCTCCTGGGTTGTCTACATAAGTATTAAAAGATTTCATGAAAGCTTCGACACTCTCAAATGCAATCTCTTTACATCCTACAGTGACCATTACCCCTCTATCTAAGAACTTGATAGAGATAGCATATCTACGTAAGAATTCTGATTTACTGGGTCTGTACTTTTCTGTAACAGGACCCTCTTCTACAGGTGTTAAATTATTCATAATGTTAAAATTTAATTAATTTACTTTTTCTTTCTCTCTGTTAGAGAAAATGTAGATAAGTCAGCTTCGTAAGGGATCATCCCTAACTGACCATCCCTATTCTTTTCTACGTGACAAGCCAGCAATCCTACTGGGTTCTCCCCACAATAGGCTTCTGTAATCCCGTATAAATCATAAGGACGTTGAAGCATCATAACAACGTGAGCATCCTGACCTATTGAGTCACCCCCAAATAAGTCAGTTAGCTGTGGTTGATACTGCTGCTTAGCTCTATACTCTTGTTCTATATTCCTGTTAAGTTGAGATAGGAGTATATTTATTACCCCAAGTCTTGCTTGCAACCACATACAGGTTTTAGAAATTTGATTGAGCTTTTGCAGTTCTGTATCTTCTGTCCCAAGGATAAGTCTTGAGTGGTCAAAGAGGTTTATTATTGTGTGTTGTGGGAATTTAAGATTCACCCTGTTGTTTACCTCTTTAATCTTAACCATGTTCTGAGGGATTGAACAAAAGAAGATAGGATACTTACGATACTTACTTACTGCATTTTCATATTCATTGATCTTTGAGTCATCAATTGGGGAGTCTATGCTATAAAGCTGTGAAAACTGCATCTTTACGTCATTTGCACCAGCCCTCATTATCTGTTGATAGTCAGGCATCTCGAAACTCCAATAAAGTACAATTAACTTCTTCCCCACATTTTTGTCTAAAAGATCGAAGATCAGTTGGTTAGAGAAGGCAGACTTCCCTACACCTGGTCTCCCAGCTATTACATACATTTTACCAGGTTGTAAACCCCCTAATAAGTTCTTATTTAACCTATCCCATCCAGTAGGGAAGATAATCCTGTTACCAAGCTTAGCTTGCTTGATCTCATTTATTGACTTATCTACTGATTTTGATATGTGACTAAACTCTTTTAGAGTCTCGTCAAGACTATTAGAGGATCCTTGTAATTCGTCCTGGTTCGACGACACTTGATTCTCCATCTGATTTGTTTACTGTTTCTTCTATGCTGTATTTTTCCCAGCTATGGTTATTTACCCATGTTTCTAACATTTGCATATAACCCAAACTGTTCCCTCTTCTTCTAAAATCTAATTCAGTCTCAAGACATTTGATTATACGGTTATGTTTATCAGAATTCCCGTTGATAATCTTTCTGTACTTCTCTTTAGATTTGAGATTAGTTTTAGCTTCAGAATCACCTGCTCTTAAAATTCTGACTGAACCATTACATATAACTTTTATGGGGAATCTGGAGAGGAGGGAGGCCCACATACGATCGAAATCATCTTCTTTTACGAGAGATTTACCACGTAACATAGCCTCACCATCCTCCCCAATTTTGATCCACCCATTGGTTTGCAACAGCTCTAAATCGACGTCTAACTTTAAATTTAAATCAATGGCTTTACTCTTTAGCATAGAGATGTAAACAAATTCATTAGGGGAAATACCTAGTGATTTAAGCTGTTCTGTGTCAATTTCAAAGATCATAAAAGATTTTGTTATAACATCTACACTAAATAGTTCTCAAATATAAGAAGAAATTTGATCAATCCAACTAATGTTTGATAAATTTTTTATAGCATTCCTCAACCATTTTTCTTCTTGACTATCTCTTACATAAAGAACTACAATTTCCCCAACTTTATCAGAGTTAGAAAGTCTCAGTAATCTTCCAACCCTTTGAATCATTTGTAGGGCTTTAGAATCTAACCCACAAATTATACCAAGCTGTGCATCAGGGATATCATACCCCTGATTAAGAGCTTTAGTTGAACATAATACCTTGATTTCATTGTCTTTAAAGTCTTGCAAAGCTTTCTTTCTGAGAGAAGCTTTCATATTAGAATGATATGCTGCAGACTTAATCCCAAGCTCTTCAAGATGCTTTGATGTCTCATCAGTAAACTCGTTAGTCCCTGAGAAAGTCAAAGTTTTACTATCCTTAGCTTTACAGATTAACCCAGTATAAAGAATTTTGTTATAGGCTTTCTGAACAATCTCTTTCCTATCCCTAATTGCTTTATAAAATAATGCTGCATTCTTCTTGTCCTCTGGAGAAGCTGTATGAGGGGAGGCTAATATTGCATTAGCTCTATCAAAAGCATCAAATTGCCCTAACTTATATTTGTAGTGCACAAACATATTGTTAGCTGCTTTATAAGCTTTCTTCTCCTCACCAGTCAAATCCACAGCAACACACTTAATTTCATAAGGGGCTATTAATCCTTTTTGTACGCACTGATCTAAAGTCAGTACATATACAGGAGGGGCCATATTAACTAACAGCTGTCTATACTCTGGTTCTTCAGGCATAGTTGCTGTCATTAATAATAGCATTCTATGTTCATTGTTAGCAAATACCTCACGATAGATTGGGCTTAAACCTAAGTGAACCTCATCTGCTACAGTAACTGCAAATACTCTCCCCGTTAGCTTATGAGCTGATGCATAGCAAAGTATCTCTACTCTGTCTAATACATCTTCATAACCCCATTTATAAAATTCATCTTTAAATTGATCTTGAAGCTGAATAGTAGGGACTAGTAATAAACCACAACCCTCTACCCTTCTAAGCATCTCCCCTAAGGCCATTACCCCACATCTACTCTTCCCAAAGCCAGTACCAGCTATAATAGAGCCTTTATACCCAGCTTTTGCCCATGACCTTAGAGCAGTTCTTTGCTCTTGATCTTTAGTTTGCAAAACTTCCGTCGAAATCATCTTTGTTAATTTTAGTTCTAGAATAATTAATCATTACAACAAAATGTTTTAACTCATTTAGTATTTTCTCAAATTCATTTATTTTAGATGTTAAATCACTTATATCATTATCCATATACTTATATGTAGAATTAATCTGCATATACTGTATAGAGCATTTATGATATAAATTCCTGTATGCTTTGTCATAGTTTAATAATGTTTCGTGTGTTTTACATGCATAAGTAACTGTATGTCTTGATTTGTTTATTAATTCTGAAACTTTAGAATGAGTTAAATCTGTATGAGTACATAATAGGACAGCTGCAACATTTCTTCTTAATACATTAACTCTACTATGTGCAGGGTCTAGAAATTCTTGTCTTGATATCCCCCCATTATACTCAACAAGTTTAAAAATAATCTCAATAACATCATAGATGTTATTACTAGATTTAACATTTAATTCCTCTTTTACTTTTTCGATGTTATCTGTTTCCATATTAATTAAATTTTAAATTAAAGTTTATACTCTATCGTGTCAAGCTATAAGTTGACTCATTGCTCACCTCCTTTATAGGTTTCGTTGTAATATGCTTTACCATCTGTAGAGAGACCAATATACTCTCTACCCGTCATTTGAATCTCTTTACCAGCTTTATCATCTCCAAAAGTTCCATCTTTATAGTATCTTCGATTTACTAATTCAATAGAATCTACAGCCTTAATAAGCTGCTCCTTCTCCATTGCTTTGGCTTGTTCAACCAATTCATCAAATGTTTCCCAATCTAAACTTAAATGTGAAGATGAACCATATTCTTCAAGTTCTTTTTTCAACCACTCAACCGCTGTTTGTTTTTTCATAGCTTTACCTCCCAATAGTGTTCACAGGTACCATCTTCTTTAATAGGAGTATCGAAAAAGTAACTTTGTCTATACTCATTTACAGGTGCTGTATACCTGTAACAGTTTTCTTTTTTAGGGCAATTATCCCCTTTACACATTGTAATATCTGCCATATTATTTAAGTTTTAGTAGTCAGGACAGGATTCGAACCTGCATCCCCTAGGCTTATTAAGGAATACTATTCCTCCTAGGACGTTACCTCTGCCGTGGTATTCATTCCCACTTACGCCACCTGACTTGAGCAAGTACCTTTATTTTTGCGTTATTGGGCCATGACCCCCAACAGTCAGCTCTCGGTACTAGATGGCATTCGAGCTCTAGCCATCCCAGCATCGGCATACGATCCGATCATATGTTTTACTTGCTCACCTACCAATAGGAAAACAGAAGATGGGTGCGTGGACATCTGTTTTTGCAATCGGCATTACTAACCGCAGTCCCGATTAACCTATCGAAACTTCAAAAACCCATTCTTCTGTGAAGAGTAAGGAAACTCCATTTCGTGTTTTTTGCGTAGTCGGAGAGGGACTCGAACCCTCACAGTCACTGCTGACCAAAGGATTTTAAGTCCCTCGTGTCTACCATTTCACCATCTGGGCAACCGTTGTTAATAGCTTAAAGTTATTCTTCTATTTATACTATCAATACTAATATTAATAGAACTGTTAACTAATTTTCTATTAGTTATAGTAGGTTCTGTATTAGTCTTAATAGTTCTTATAGATCTTTTACTAGGCTTATTTACAATAGCCCAATGTTTAGATCTAATAGAAGATATACTCCTGTTAAGCATATTAGCTTTTTCTTGTAATGAAAGATTATTATCCTTCATTATCTTTAATTCTTGTTTTGAAAACCTTTTCATATTTAATTGTTTTGATTATAAATTATGCTAAATCATCGAAATCTACTGATGTAGTTTCTTTCTTAACCTTTATCCCGTACATCAAATCTAGCCATGCAAACTCTGCATCTGCTTTTCTTTGAGTACATTTAAGGTATTTTTTAATAGCTTTAATAGAATGATCTTTCCACATCTTATGCTGTGTTTCAGTCATTTCATACTGATCCATCCACATCATATCTGTTTTAGTCACCCCATTATCTATTAGTTTATTATAAGACATGTCTATTTCTGCGAACTTAAACATGTTGTCAATAATGCTTTGTAATAAATTTTCTAATTTTCTCATAAGTTTGTTTTTAAATTTAATCGTCTCTAAAGTCTGCAATATCATCATAGTGGCACTTAGCACATTTCCCTACAACATTGTCGTTACATAAATCTTTATAAATCTCATCAAATAAATCATTATGTTCATAGTCACTTAAAGGTGTCCCTAATTCTTGATTTTTAGATAAATTTTCTATATAAGTGTCTATGTAATCTGTTATAGCATGAGCATCACATTCTTTACAAAAGAATACATCCTCATTCCAGGGGGCTGCTGGATCATTTTCTGCCCCAATAGGGTAATTACTCATTATTTTAAGTGTTGGTTTTTATAAGATTGAATTATACTGTCTAATTTTCCTTCGTTATAAAGTTCTATAAGTAAATTAATATCAGGGAGTTTATAGTAATCCAACTCACTTATTAATTTAGTAAAGTCATCCATAACATTTGTGACTAAAGGCATTTGAACTCCCTGTTCATCCCAAATAGCTTTAATAGTTCTCCCATGCTCTTTATTAATGGCATCAATAGTTTGTTTCAGAGACTGCTTAGTCCTATGATTATAGAACCATTTAATTGGTTCACAGTCATCTGATGCATACACTGCTACTTGTAGCCACATTAAAAGATTAAGGACTTTGAGTTGTTCTTCTTGTGTCATTATTTACTCCATCTTTTAGTTATACTTGTTTCAGACTTTAATAACCCATTAGGGATAATAACATTAGCTGCTTTATTCATCTGTTCAGTCATTATTACTCTCCACTCCTCAGAAAACTCTTCAGGGCAGATTGTATCTATCTGATCGTGTACAGTCATTACTATCTTAACAGGGTAGTTATTCTCTTTAATAGTCTTATAGAGATATACTAATGCTAATTTAGTCATGTCAGCTGAGCTCCCTTGAATTGGGGTATTCTTAGATGCCCGTTCAATAGAACCTAACTCCATAAAGCTATCTTTGTTATTATACATTTTAGGGGTCCAGTTATCAAACCATCTAACTCTTGAGAAGGGAGGGAAAGTTCTTATCATCCCTGTTCTTTTCCCACTATCCCCAAGAGTATCAAGAAAGATTTTAATCTTTGGGAAAGCTTTGAAGTATTTAGTTATCAGATCTTTTGCCTCTTTAATATCTGAGTTAATAGTCTCTGCTAACTTTTTAGGGCCCATTCCGTATGCCAACACGGTTCATATAGTTTCCTATATGCGTGGACTATACCTTTATATATGTCTAGAGTATTTTCCATACTCATCTCTAATGCAATGATGTTCTTGATGACATTTCTTACAAAGAATTTCTAAATTAGATAGATCGTTATTAGATCTGTTGTGATCTATATGATGTACTAATAAAGTCTTTTCAGATTTACATCTATTACAAGTTCTCCCGTAATATTCAAAAGCTTTTTTAGAATAAGATCCAATACCAGTTTTATACTGATGATTATCTTTTCCCCATTGATTACCCCCAGATCCTACATTAGGAACTTTGATTAATCCATGTTTAACTCTTGATTTATGTGAGTTAAATGCTAATCTACATCTGTCACTACAGAATTTAGCATTTTTATACTTGTGAACTGGAATAAGTTCATTGCATTTCATACATAACTCGTGTCTAGTCTCTGCACCTTCCCTATTCTCTGGGCTTGGCTCAGGATTGCCACCACCATTACGTGCTGAGGGTTCCCTGAATTTACGAGTTTTTACTTCGGCCTGGCCATCTTTATTCATAAAACAAAGATATTAAATTTTAACCGAAATTGATGGTTTTAACATGTGTCCTAAGTTTCTTGTGTTCTTTACACTCACACTTTTGATTATGTAGTTTAAAAGCACAATTATCTTCAGCTGCATTATGCCACACTTTCCCAAATACTAACTCAGCACATACAGAGTGTAAATCTTCATTGTTTCTGAGGGCTGATAAGAACACAGGATCTTTACTCCCATATGCAATTACATTCAGCTCCTGAGATGAGTAGTCAGAGGATACAAACACCCACCCATGTGGAGCAGTGAAACAGTTACGATACTCATTAGTAGCTGGGATTTGCTGCATGTTAGGCTCACTGGATGATACACGTCCAGTATCAAGTATCTGTGTAAAGTTAGTTCTAACCTTATTATCACAGCTGATATATGAGTTAAAGTTATCCCCAAAAGCTGAAGCTAGTTTAGATTTCTCTTTGTATTTTATATACTCATCTATTAGCTTATGCTTCTGTTTATAAGGGAGTAGTTTCTTCCCATTTACATTCTCAATATCAGGGATAATACGTTTGAATAACTTTAATACCTGACTTGGGGAACTCCAGTTAAGTGTAGAGTCTTTAATCTCATCTTCACTCATGAATAAATCAAGCTGTTTAGCAGCTTTGTATTCTTTGAATTCAGGGAAAGATAGAAGTAATTTATCAAGATGTTTTTCATACTGTATACTGTCTATCTTATTCTTGAGACTTAGTTTACCCCACATATCAATATCAATATCAAGTCCGTTATATTCTATCTCAGCAAATACTATTACAGCTTGATTCTCAAGAGATAATACATTCTTTAGTTTAAATGTTTCTATATGTTGTAATTGCAACTTATATATTGTATCTAAATAAATAATGTCATTAGCCCCATATATAATCTGATCCTCTGTAAAAGGAGTAGAAGATGTTGTAGTAAATCTGTTTCTTACAGACTTATCTAAATCAACCCCTATATACCTTTTAACTAATTTAGCTAACCCAAACCCGTAATCAGTCTTCCCACAATGCAGTATCTTCTCACATAAGAATGTATCATGTATATTATTTAGCTCTATCCCTAAATAATACTTGATAAACTTGTAATCGAATTTAGCATTGTGAAGTATCTTGATTTTAGATTTGTTCTCTAATAGTGCTTTTAATTGCACTATTTCAGAACTTATTAAACCTCTGCAGTCTATTACATATTGGTTATTACTATCCCCAATCTGTAGCATTAGAAGAGATTTACATGTGAAATCAAAACCTTCTGTCTCTGTATCTACACCAATGACATCTACATTAGACAGGTAGTTAACACACTCTTCTATTGTACTGGATTTAATCTGATTATAATCTATCAGATTCTGATTCTTCGTTATTAGATAAACCATGTTGTTCTTTAAATTGTTGTTCTTCTTCTTGTAGCTTTTTAATGTACCTCAATACGTCATCTGCAAATTTTACATCGAGATAAGTATTTTCAAATAATACATGCCCAGCTTTGTTTTCAACAGCTTTCATGTATTCATATTCCAGTTGCTGATACCCTCCAGTATCCATCAACCCCCAAACCCATTTCATATAACCCATATTATTTTAATTTTAATTGTTCGAGATTAGTTTGTGTTATATATTTAAACCTCACAATAACAAGCAGTAAGGTATACCTCTCACCTTACTATTGCTTGTCATTGTTTTCCCTATTATTATTATTTGAGGTATTTTTGAAACCAAGATGGGAATCGAACCCATATCTCTGCAAGAGTTCTACGGAACTTGCATGCTCTACCATTGAGCTACTTGGTTTTCCATTCAACTAATGTCGGCTATTAGCTGAATATCTCTCCTGTTGTTGGATCAACCCCAACAGGAATACCACCAGCATAAGAAGTGTTAGCTGGGGTATTATCAGCCTCAAGGAATACATGATTAGCTTTGTCAAATACTACGGAAGTATTAGCAAAGATATACATGCCCTTATGGGTGATGAATGCCCCATCTTTACCACGACGTTTAGCTGCGGTATCAATGTTCTGAGCTTGCCACTCAGTTGCATTTACAGTCTCAGTTACTTGAACTTTAAGACTGTGTTTCTCCCCATTAATTTCAATGGTTGGATTGAGGATGTTAAGTAGGAGTGTTTCACGTCCCATATCATCCACTCTCCATGAGGAGTTAGAATCAGATAAGTCAAGACCTAAATAAGCTGATGCATCTTTCTGCTCAGCTGTTAGCCAAGCACGACGAGCCCCAGCTTGTGAGAATCTGTCATCTGATTTGTTAAACAAAGCCAAAGGATTTACTGTGTTAGACCGTGATTGAACGATCTCAGCAAATTCCAGTTGGATTTTACCCCCAGAAACTTTACGAGCTTGGAGGAGAAGTGTTTGACCCACTTGCAATCCCTGCAATGAGCCAGTGTTAATTGTGTTCATCATGTTTTTAGATGATTAATAAATGAAATTAATTTGTTCTCTGTTTTGTTATTTAAAAGACACCTGCAGGACAGAGATTAACCTGCAGATGTCTTTGTGTTTTATTACTTATCTAATTCTGATACTAAATAAGCACCGAATAAGAAAGTAATTATAACCGATAGAATGGTCATACCTAGACAATAGTCTTGACTATTAAGGCTTTGTAGGTATATACTACCATCTAAGTATAAAATACTTTTGATGATAGCAGGTGAAATGAATGATAGACAGAAAACAAAAGTTAACTGTCCAAGTCTTGTGATAAAGTTTTTAACTAGTTTCATGGGTTTTGTTATTAATGTTGTTCAAAAAGATGTTTATTAAGTTTGGTTTTAATATTCTTGACTTCTAATGTGAGGTTGTTTGTCTTAATAGCTACTCTAACAGTGTTTATAATCTCACAACCATCAATATATTTGTTGATGTCAGTAGTTAAGAACTCAAGACAGAGTTTATTTCTGCTTGTGGTATACAATTTAACTAAGTCAGAAGTATCATACTTCTTTAAGATAGAGTTGATAATTTCAATGTTATCAACTGTGTTGTTAAATGCTACTTTAACAACATAGACAATAGAACCATTGATAGCAATAGTTCTCATCCCAAATACAGATAAGTTGTTCATGATATTTATGTTATTTATTGTTTACAAGTTTAATATCCCCTCTGCACTCAGTTGTATAGATGTTGGGGTGCATGACACCTTATACTCCAACCTTAATCTATACTCTATTACAACTGCTCACCCTAAGGTTAGTGCAAAGAGAAAAAGTATAAGCAGTTTGAATACATGCTTAGGTATGTAACATACTATAGGTATGTAAGCCAGAGGCTGCATCTTATCAGTCTGCAACTAACATTCTATTGTAATCCGTACTTCACCTCCTTAGTAATTACTTACGTCTGGTCTAGGATCACAACTTAAAAGCAAGAATGCAAACAGTTATAATAGTCTTTTGTGATTTAACACTAGAACCCTAAACACCAAACTTACATATGTGGCAATGATTCCACGTAAG